GCTTATCGCCCCAATCTACCGTGTCTAATCCTATCTTCTGTCGTTCCTCATTGATTGATGTAACATACATCTTTAAATTAGTCTCTCTCTCTTTAATCTCAAAATCTTTGTCCTTTGGAATAGGATTGTCAAATTGCACAAATAAGTTATCGTCATATTTTGGCATGATCCTTTCATTCTGCTTTTCTTGTATTCGGATTAACTTCGGCTGGATTGTTGATTTATTAAACACATAGTCAAGTGTATCGCTTGTAGCCCTGTTAGTCATCTCTCCAAACCCTAACTGAACTAATGACACACCATAAATACATAGTATCTCTTTGGCTGTCTCTTTCCTGCCCTCTATATAGCTCAATTCCCGCGGGCTTAGTCCAATCTTGTTTGCTTTTAATCCGCTATCTAATACTGCAGTGTTTCCAGCACCGCCCTTTTTAAACTTCTTCCAGAAAGACATCAGCCTTTTATATGCCTCATCTCCAAGTTTTTTGTCTGTCTCTAATACTGTTCCCGGCAATGCTCCATTTTTAAACAGATTTACCTCCAACTCTTTTTGGTACTTGTCTGAATCAATACTATATGATCCTGCTTGCATCGGACTGAATCCATAATACAAATCACTAAGATTCGGATACTTATATTGTATTACTTCTTCATAGGCTAGTTTAATCATAGTTTGTTTCGGTTGGTATATATAACCAGCCACTAGGCTCGTTGCATCTGGGATGACCTTGACATACTGTCCCTGCAATACCCATATCTCTCCGGGTAGTCCTGCACCATTAGGTCTTAAATACCAATAACAATTACCTATGATATCAAGATATAGACTTGTTAACTCCCACAATTCAAAGCCATTCATCATAGGATTAACCGCCTTAATTAGTTCTAAATATGGATGTTCGTTTACTTCCTCTACCTCATACCCCTTTTGCACCCATAACTTAACTAGATTGCCCTCATATGTTTTATCTTTAACTAGCTCTTTGATTTGCTTACTTAACTTCGGGGATCCTTTTACTGCTTTCTTCTTATATAATCTCAATGGTACTCTTGCTACACTTCTTGCTATTACTCCTGCCGCCGCATATTGCCAGCTTCTATAATTCTCAATCATAGCCTGATAGTCGCCTGATTGTAGCCTACCCCTACTATTATCGCCTACACCTATTGAACTTGCTACTACTGGGTTAACCTCACTCTTTATTACACTTACTGGGTCAATCTTGCCATTCATTATACCTACTGCCGTTTTTAATCTATCTTTTATATTCATAATTTAACCTCGCAATGTTCCACATCTTGTTTATGTCCACACTTGGGACACACAAACTTACCCTGCCCATCTACAATCTTGAATTCTAGCATAGTCTTGCATTTTGGGCAACTCATATTATTCTCATTAGAGCGGATAGAGAGAATCGAACTCTCATAACCAGTTTGGAAGACTGGGTCTCTACCATTAAGTTATACCCGCAACAAGAGCCGGAAAGAGGAATTGAACCCCTAACATCCTCATTACAAGTGAGGCGCTCTACCCGTTGAGCTACACCGGCAATTTTATTCAATATCTCTCACTCCCCATAGTTCTGCAAGACTCGCATATATTTACATTATCCATCTCGCTCTCTGGCTTTTCTTTATGACAAACGATACACTTAACTTGTTTCTCTTTATTCTTAACATTACGCTTTAATTGTAGCTTTGCTTCTGCTATACAATCTCTAATATCAGCTTTAACCTGTCTGATAGTTTCATTTGTCTTAGTTATCTTAGCATATAGGTTGAGCATTGTTTTAGTATCCTTCTTGTCTTTATTTATGCGTTCTCGAAGTTTATCAGCATTTGGCAATCCAAGAATAGATATAAGCTCTTTGTCAAAGTGTTTGATTTCCTTATGTAAGTATTCAATATATTCTTTATCCATTATCATATCAAACGTATTGAGGGTTCACTGTCTTCGCCATGCCCTAAGTAATATCTTATACCGTCCATGTTATGATCCCTAAAGGGTACTGGCTCATCAAGTACATTACCATGCCTATCCTCCCGCCATTTATAACCACGTATCTCTTTGATAATGTTCGTACTCCTTTTTGTGATATGGAGCTTATGTCTTTTTACTCTATCAATACCTATCTTAACACTACCCTTACCCTTAATGCAAGCAAAAATATTAAACCCTGCATTGTCTATCTCTTCTATCCTCTGTGGCTCTGCACAATCTGCTATTATCTCATCGTTCTTATTCTTTATTAAATCTTTTAGTCTTGTTATTAAATCTGAATTTGTTAATCCACTTTCATATAGTGTCTCATCAACATATATCTCTTGATCCTTTTCTCCAATCATAGGTAGCGCAGTCGGGTTGTTGAACCCAAAGTCCAATCCATAACCAACCTTATCACATTCAGGAAACTCATCAACTATATCCCAATTCTTATATATGATATTCTCCGGTGATGCCCAAATACCCTGTCCGTATATCTTCCAGTATGTTATATCCTGCGCTTTAAGGCTCTCAATCTCTTTTATGTAGTCATCTGTATTAAAAGGATTATCTCTATATGTACTATGATTAACCGCTGTGTTCTCTGGAGGATTATCTGTTATCTCTTTTAGAAATCCCTGCTCATCAACTGGATTAAACGTGAAGAATAGCTGATTAATGCCATTCTTATTCTCTCCCCTACACCTTAACCCTAATTGTAAATAATCATCCTTTGTTAGCTCTGTTGCTTCTTCTCCCCAAGCATAATTTATATTCTCTATGCTCTTTAACTTCTCTGGATCATCAAGGGGAATGAAGAACATTTGATTGCTACCAACTGTCAATGTTAGGTCTGATTTATTAATAACACATCCGGGCAATTCATATTTCTTAATAAGATCATTTATTAATAGCCAAGCTGATTTCTTTAATGCGGGTCTTGTCTTGCGGGTGATAATGATTCGTATGTCTTGCTCTTTGTATAGCTTCTCTAATAAAAGGAATTGTGCTGTGCTCCATGATTTACTCGAACCGGCAGAACCAAATAGAAGATTGACACGTTTCTTTGTCTCTAATAGGAATTTATAACATTTCTCTGCATGTTCTACCTCAATCTGTCTTGTCATGTTATTTTATCAACCAATTTGGTTTTATATCCGCCCATGACCAAACTTCTTTGCCATCTACATGTAAAGCGAATATAGGCTTGTCCTTTGGCATTTCTGGGTGATTGAGACTTAATAATAACATCTCTATCTCTGATGCTATATGTTGTTTTTCTTTCGTGCTAAACATTTTTATCTCCTGTTTTATCCTTCCTATAAGTTCTTATATATTAATACTTTATCAAAGTGTTCTAGTTCATCTTGTAGATATTTTATAAATTCAGGCGGTAATTTCATTTTATCCCCTTTTTAAAGCTAATAATAGCAAGATAATACTAATCCTGCTTGTCAATATAAATATATTGCTATTTTGTGCTTGATTGCTATTTTCCATATATTTACCACTTTATATTGATATTTAAGCACAAACTGGTATAATATTGTCATACTTTTAACAAGATAATCATATAAAACACTCATAATCTGTGGTACAACATATATACATTCTTTATCTTGCTTTTGTCTTTGTCCTTTGCTTTTCCTTAAGAGGTTGCGTAAGTAAAGAGGTTGAGAGCAAGAGGAGACAAGAGATAGTCTTGTAGAGCTTAAAAAGCAATTCAGCTCATTTCTTAAAGTTATTAACATTAGGCTTCCCTCTGGCTTTATTCTTCCAGTATCCCATAGGCTTAAGATATTCCTTCATTATCTTAAAAGTTAAGCTATGTGATAGAATGTCAGGCTTGTCATATCTATGCTTTAAAAACCATTCTTCTAGCCATATATCCAGCTGATTCATATTAACACCCCTTTAATCGTATTATTTGACCTACACATCTTTGTCTATCTTGTCATCTTTACTCTTTCTATATGTATGAACTATCTCTATACCGCCCTCATGCTGCACCCTGCTGTCTATCTTCTCGCTCCAGTCAAGGAAGTATTGTAGCCATAGCTTAATGTCTGATGTCTTGCCCTCTTTCATGGTCATGTTGTAGAATTTGGCTATTACGTTGGTTGTTTTCTGCCTGCCCCAATGTCTC